AGGGCAGATGTCTACCGCATGACCTGTAATGTGTCGTGAGTTCATTGTAGTAGACTTACCAGCGTTAAGAAGCTCACGCTGACGTTCTACACTACGGAGACCTTCGATCACTGTAAAGTCTTGCTCAGTGATTTCAATGGCTCGTTTTACTACAGCAACCATATCAGGGTGTACACCTGACAGGTTCTCTAAACTACGTTTACCTAGTGTGTAACCCATTGTGTCTCTCCCTTAAGGTTTTACAGGCCAGTCTTCGTCAGTAAGATGTGGGAAGTTCTCATGGTCTGTGATGTCACGTAGAGCCTGACGGTAGGTTGTCATAGCTGCATCCATAGTAACGTCTGTAAGGGCAAAGTAGTCAGTCTCAGAGATGAGGTCGTCACGTTTAGCACGTACAGCCTCAGCAGCCTTAGCATCAAGGGTAGCTTGGTATGCAGCCTCATGTTCAGCTTTAGTGGTTGTTACCTCGTTACCGTCTTCGTCTAGCTCAGTAGTGTCAGCAAACATATCTACTGCTGTGTAGCCAATCATCCAGTAACCAGCGATGATGTCTTCACCAACCATGTCAGGCATAGGTGCATCTTCTTCTGTGTACTGACCGATGACAGGACGTGTTGGTAGTGTGTCACGTTTAACTGTCTGGTAAGCTGTAGGTGTAGGCTTTGGACCTTCTAGTACACCTACCATGCCGTACTTCTGCATGACACCCTGTGTGATGTTCTTAGGGAACGACACGTTAGGGTTATCCTTACGTAAGTCACCGAATGTGTAAGGGAACTTTACTACTGTTCCACCATTGATTTTAGCATACATTGTTGTGTTCTCCTTTATGTATTGCTATTGTGTTATGCGATTGCATAGAAGATGTAGCTTGCAGACGATACGTTGATGTTTGTAGCACTTACCTGATTGACGATAAAACCACTGTTGTCAGGGTCAATGCTGTCATCAGACGTAACCTCAGCAGCCGTAGTATTGAGGCTCAGGTGTGGATCATTGCCAGCGACAATACCACGTTCTGTGTCCCAGATATACCAGTCGCCTGTGCTGTCTGTGCGCTTGATTAGGATGAACCTAGCACCTGACGTAAAGCCACAGTCGATAGTCTGACTTGAGCCGTTACCCGTGTAGCTTCCCACCTTCGACACACCATCAAGGCTTGCGAAGAGGTAGGCGATGTAGGTTGAGCCAGAAAGATTGCCCAAATCAGTTAATGTAACAGAAAAATCAGTGCTTGTAGGAACGCCAGAAAAACCGCCGTATTGAGCAGGGGTTAGTACATCATTTAGGAATAAGACATTTACGGGAGAAGCGGGGGGTAAGTCTTTGTGGTACACAGGCCACTCACCGTCTCCACCAGTTCTGCGCTTCAAAATCATCATCTCAGGTACAACACCAAGGTTATGGTTTACAGTACGTCCTGCTGTTCCGTCACCCGTGTAGGCCACAACGTCGAAGAAGTTAGGCGCACGTTTCCACATCCAAGAAATAGCGTTTGTGTTCTCTGTGTTCGTGCCAGTATTCTTACCCCAGTTGTTCTGCATATCATCGTTAGCTTGAACGCCACTTTCAACAGCAGTTGAATAAGGATATAAGTAGGTATTCCCACCCGTTAGCCTTGTTGTGAAATATAGGCCAAACGCAGATGTTTTGTTGTCTGTCTGCCAAGCAACATCAATCGGAAACCCTGCATAGAAGTTCACGTTATTATTTGTGGCCTCTGTTGTTCCCCTGTGTGTTACATCAAACACCTCAGTCGCACTCTCAGGTGGAGCAAGAGGGCCACGGCGGATGGCGATGTAGATGTATTCGTTGCCAGAACCATTCCAATTACCGTCAGCATCTTCTAGTTTAAATCCATTAGGCTGTAGGGCTATGGCGTTTTGTAAGGTGTACTCAGCATCTGCTTGGTTTGCTTGAAGTCGGGGATCATTGCCATTTGAAACAATACCCCGCATGGTGTCATACATATACCAAGAGGTTCCTACGTTGGCTCCTTTAATCATCACCCACTGAGGCTCAAACCCTAAGTCAATCTCGGGACCATCAGTAGAGCCATTACCAGTATAACTACCACACTTGATAATGTCTTGGTCAGCATCAGGGCCGAAACCACCGTCACCATCGTTGTGGGCGAATAGGTAGGCTACGTATGTGTCACCGTTGTTATTCTCGCTTGGACCACTTCCTAACGTAAATACTGCGTCAGTAGGGGCAGTGTCGTTCCACGTAAAGTCTCGTGCTGTCGCATCAGGGTCATTCAAGATAAGGCGCTGCGTTTCAGGGCTTGCCGTGTTGCCTCTATGATACACCCGCCAGCTTGCCGCAGCGTTTAATCGTTTTACCATAATACACGCAGGTACACTGCCAAGGTTATGGCTCACCGTACGACCAGCAACACCATCCCCAGTGTAAGTCACCACATCGAAGAACTTAGGGGCTTTGCGGAATGTCCAAGAGGCGAAGTTGGTATCCGCAATATTGCAACCTCCAGAACTTCCAACAGAAAAACCTGAAGACGTAAAAGAAACACCCGTAGATGGATCGCCGCCAGGGGCTGCCTGAGCTTCTGTATTGTTTGAGCTTAGTAAAAGCCCTGCTCCCCTTTCCGTGTCATATAGCTGGTGAGCAAAAGAATAATTATTTCTATTCTTCACCCAAACCAAACCACCTTCGCCATCAAGGTCAATGCCGTTGGTGATCGTTTGTGTAGAGCCATTACCCTCATACAAATAAGTGCTGAACACATCTGTAATATCAGTAGGTGCAACATACTGGTTAGACGCTTGGCCCATTACTGTTTTAGTGTTAGACATTACGCTACTCCCTCAGCGGCTTTCTTACCGTAATACGTTGTGCCACCATCAACCGTAACAAACGTGTATAACTCTTTTGATGCTGTAGCTGTTGGTGCTGTAGCTAAGTCCCACTTCACACTGTCAGGCCATGTGATAGCACTACCGTCACCGACGACCTCTACAGAGAAACCTATAGCATTACCTGATGCTGGTGGGTTAGTGAACGACACTGTAGTTGCACCGCTAGGGGTGAAGCTGAATGTAGTACCAGTGGAAAGGTCTAGGGTTTGTGTTAGGAGTGCTGTGGAGTATTGGAATATAGAGTCGTTCAAACCTCCAACTATATACATTTTAGTGCCGTCAGACTTAAATACTACACCTGATGGTGTTGTATCCTGAGCAGATACACTAAATACTCTTGAGAATGATGCAGTAGAAATATTCCAAGCAGTGCTTAAGTCATACTCGTTTATTTCCTGCCCACTGCCCCCTGAGACATACATGGAAGTGCCATCAGGTTTAAAGAACAACCCATTAGGTGAAATCTCTTGTGAAGAAACACTAAAGTTTTGCAGAAAAGATGCAGTGGATATGTCCCAAGAGGTACTTAAGTCGTACTCATTTACATCTGTACCCGCATCACCAAGAACATACATTTTAGTACCATCAGGTTTGAAGAACGCTTCTCTTGGGGAAGTGTCTTGGGAAGATACACTAAACGATTGCGAGAGAGTAGCAGTAGAAATATCCCAAGCGGTGCTTAAACTATACGCATAAACATTGTCGTTCTCTTGCCCTGTTATGTATAAAGTATTACCGTCTGGTTTGAGAAACACACCTGTAGGTGAATTATCTTGCCCAGCTAAACTAAAGGAATGTACAAAAGAAGAGGTAGAAATATCCCAAGCCGTACCCAAGTTATACTCATGTACACTATCACTCGCACTACCAACAACATAAACTTTTAAACCATCTGGCTTAAAGAAAAGACCTTGTGGCGTAGTCTCCTGACTAGCTACACTAAAGCTCTTGTTGTCATACTCAGCAGCACTAAGGTCATACCCCTCACTACCAGAGCCATCTGCCCCACTACTACCTAAATACCGTGTGGCCGTAATGCCGTTCTTAATCTTAAATGCTTCCATAGAATCACTCTCCTCTATGTTATGCTATTAGCTTGCGTTGTCGATAGACTGAACGCCAGTGTATGTCGTGCCACCATCATCAGTCGTGAATGTATATACGTCTGTCTCACCATTAGCAGGGGCAGAAGGTGCAGAACCACCAGTCCACTCTATTGAGCTAGGCCATGTGATTGTGTAGGTTGATGCACCAGTAACCTCTAGCTGAAACGCTTGCACATCCCCAGCATTACTAACCGTGTATGTCGTATTAGCTGCTAGTGTGTCATCGAAGTAGTTGCCTGTGGAGAGGTCTACAGAAGATGTGGTTAGCACTGTAGAGTATTGATAAACTGTGTCACTACTCCAACCCATCACGAATAGCTTTTCTCCCGTTGAGCTAAAAGCAATGCCATGGGGGTTTCCATCTTGAGATGCTACAGAAAAACTTACACTGTCATAAGATGCGGTGCTAACATTAAATGCTGTGGATAATCCATATTGGTAAATCGTATCACTCGCAGCGTCAGACAAAAACATCTTTGTTCCATCGCCGTTGAAAGCCATACTAAGAACTTGTGTAGCTTGGGATGAAAAGTCAAAACTAACGCTATCATAAGAGGCTGTGCTTAAATCAAAACCTGTGGATAAGCTATACTGATGGACCGCATCACTTATTTCTCCACATATGTACATCTTAGTGCCATCATTATTAAACACAATCGTAGAGGGGGTAGCTTCTTGTGATGCTACACTAAAGCTAACACTATCGTATGATGCGCTACTTAAATCAAAACCAGTAGAAAGTGTGTATTGATATACAGTACCATTGTCTTCTCCAACAACATACATCTTAGTGCCGTCATTGTTAAAGTTAAAACCTTGAGGTGCGGTGGCTTGAGACGCAACGCTAAAACTTACGCTATCGTATGATGCTGTGGAAACATCAAATGCAGTGCTTAAGCTGTATTGAAATGTACTATCATTACTGTTGTCGATGACGTACATCTTAGTGCCATCATTGTTAAACTGAACTTCTCTGGGTGACGGTGCTTGAGAGTTTACACTAAAGCTCTTACTAGCATACGATGCTCCAGCAAGGTAGTAACCCTCTTGGTCAGAGCCGATAGTACCGACTGTAACCTTAGTGTCCTTGCCGATAGCGACAGGGCCATTCACTAAGAAGTCTTTATTGTTTGACATTACGAAGCTCCATCTTTAAAGCCAGTCTGCGTCTATGCGATTCTGACATTTTCCTGCGTGTTTCCTCAGAGTGTTTTTTGCCCGTTGCAGCTTTACGCATTTTAGCTATGGCCTCCTCTGAGTGTTTTTTACCCTTACCTGCGATGCTAAGTTTTTGTCGTGTCTCTTCTGAAACTTCTATACCGTACCTAGGGTTATTAGAACCTGCATTGTTTTTCGACATAAGCTCTAACGTTTCAGGTTTATGCTTTCTACCCGACTGAGACTTAGACATTTTAGCACGAGTCTCTTCCGTAATCACTCTACCAATAGAACCTCTATTACCTCCGACAACAAAGTTTAAACACGTTGGGTCTTCTAACACTCGTTCAGTAACTACAAGAGACTCCCAAAGTAAACACTCATCGTATGTACCCATAAACAAAACATCACGTACCCAATCCTCAGGGTCTTTACACTCTGTCTTGCGTCTTCCACCAAACTTCTTGCTAAAGAGTACACCACTGCCTGAGTAGTTGTCCTCAGGATTACCCCGATGTATTCCTCTATAGAACTCTCCAGTGGACTTTCTTATCCACTGATAGCCAAACGCCTCGTGTTCCATTATTTTGCACCATCTATGGCGACTACAGCTTGGTATGTAGTACCACCGTCTGTCGTGTTGAATGTTAGTACGTCTGTCTCACCTATAGCGGGTGACGTAGGTGCTGTACCGCCAGAGAACTGGATGGCGGGGTCGTATGTTATAGTGTAAGCTGTGCCTACAGAGTCCAACAACAACGTAGCACCACTAGATGTCCCACTAGCAGCAGGGTTGGTTAGTGTTACCTGTACGTCAGACGTTGGGGTGTAATCAAAGACTGAACCTGTGGATAGGTCTAGTTCTGCTGTGGTTAGGACTGTGGAGTATTGGTAGATGGTATCTGTTCCACTACCTGAGATAAACATAGTAGTCCCGTCAGGCTTAAAGAAAACATCAAAGCTAGTAGTTTCACCACTTGAGTCTGCATGGCGGTAAGAGATTCCAGTGTAAGATACCGTAGATAAATCCCAAGCAGTTGATAAACTGTATTCGTAAACAGTGTCGTCACTACGACTAATCGCAAACATACTTAGTCCATCAGACTTAAAGAATAAGCCCTCTGTGCTGCTTGCTTCGTTTTCTGTCGCATACGAAGCGTTATTGTAACTAGCGGAAGTAATGTCCCAAGCTGTTGATAGGGCGTACTCATACACAGCGGCGGCAAACGATGTACCGTCTACAACATACATTTTAGTGCCATCGGACTTAAAGAATACGGAACGGGGGGCAGGAGCTTGACTGTTAACAGAGAAAGAGTTATTTGTGTATGAAGCGGTAGAAACATCCCAAGCGGTTGAAAGTGTGTACTCATACACGGCATCCGTGCCACCCCCCATTGTAAACATGGTAAGGCCATCTTCCTTAAAGAACACAGAGGGAGAAAAAGTGTCCTGACTAGCTACACTAAAACTTTTACTGTCGTATGAAGCAGTAGATAAATCCCAAGCTGTGCTTAAGCTATACTGGAAGATAGTATCGTTAGTGTTACCACAAGCATACATTTTAGTTCCATCAGGTTTAAAGAATATACCTGTTAGGTAAGTATCTTGAGAAGCTACACTAAAGCTAACACTATCATAACTAGCACCACTAAGGTAGTAACCCACACTCCCAGACACAACTGTACCCACAGCCTCGTGATAGACCGTGGGTTGAATACCGTTCTTTACTTTGAAGTCTTTATTGTTTCCTGACATGGTTCACCTTCCCCTTGTCTAATCTGTTATTAAGCCAAAGGCTCAAACAAGTTCTCTTTAGTCGTAAAGTCTGTGCTTGTAGCAGAAGCTGGAGTAGCCAACAGACGAACATTACCACCTGAGATGTCTACATCATAAGATGCCAAAGCTGTACCAGTGTTTACTTCACCATACTGTGTAGCAGAAGCTGTAGTACCATTGTGAACGACAAGTAGTTTAGTGATTGTACGATCTGTATCATCATCAGCAACAATGGTCAGTTCCATAGCTGTATAGTCAGCAGCGACATAAGTAGCAATGGCAGTCTCTGTCGTAGCTGTCGTAGTAGCTGTCTGTTCAGTGAGACCACCACCTGAGCCACCAAGTTGTACCCAGTTAGTTTCATCAAGAGAAGGATCAGTAGTGCCTGATGTAGCTTGGATACAACGGTAGTTCTGGAAGTTAATCGGAGAGTAAACAACAAACCCTACAGCGTAGGATGTCCCTGAGACCCACAGAACAGCCCCAGCAGAGGCAGCAGAGTTAGCTGCGGCAGTAGCACTGTTGGCAGCATTTGTTGCGCTTGTAGAGGCAGCAGAGGCACTAGCAGCAGCGGCTGTAGCGTCTGTGTCTACTGTAGCAGCGACACCATCTACATAAGATGCTAGGGCGTTAGCTTCATCACCAAAGTCAGGCAAAGCACCCAAGAAAGCATCAGCCTCATCAGCGAAGTTAGCAGGGTCTTGTCTACTAGGGGGTGA